GGAATGGGAACGCATGAACCTGCTTTCCATGTCCTCACTCAATTACACCGTTGAAAACGAATCTGGTGGGCCAGACATGGAAGAGCCCGGTTATGAACCGGCAACAAACTGCGGTGAGCTTGCCGTTGAATTCTTACAAGGTGGTCGGATCATGTATGCAAAAGCCGGAGCTGGTGAGAAGATCACGCAGCATCAAAATTTCCGCCCTGGCAACCCATGGCATGAGTTTTATGACTTGCAGGCACGTCAATGTCTGGTCGGTGCATGCTTACCTGCAACCCTCTGGAAACCATCTGGACAAGGCACAGCGCAGCGTGAGGACATCGGCAAGGCTTGCAGGTTTGTTGAGGATCGCCAATCGACGCTGGAGAAAATCGGCAAGTGGAGGGTAACCAAGGCAATCGCTTGGGCGATGGAAAACGGGCGCGTGCCGATGTCAGATCAATGGTATAACTGGGGCTTTACGAAGCCGCCAAAACTTACGATTGATGATGGACGCAGTCTTAAAGAAAAAATGGCACTCTACAAAGACGGATTGGTCAACGCCACATCCATCATGGGTGAGCTGTCCACCGACTTTGACGAATCCATCGACGAGCGCGCTGAGGAAGCTGCAAAGCTTCTTGTCAAGATCGCCGAGAAGAACGCCAAATACGGAGTCGAGATCGACCCTCGCAGCGTGCGACTTGTCACATCTAACGATCAACCGCAACCAGACACATCACCCAATGGCGATTGACCTTAAACCAACTGAGGCTATGGCAGCAGAGGCAAAACTCGGGCTGAGGTGGCGGCGGGAATACAATCGCGGCGGCACGGAAGTCGGCGTGGCACGCGCCAGGGACATCAGCAACCGGACGAACCTTTCGCCGGAAACCATCGGGCGCATGGTCAGTTATTTTGCCCGGCATGAAGTCGATAAGGAAGGGCAAGGATTTTCACCGGGAGAGGATAGCTACCCATCCGCCGGACGCATTGCGTGGGCGCTCTGGGGCGGTGACCCCGGCGCATCGTGGGCAAGATCAAAATACAAACAACTCAATCCAGAATCAGAAACCATGATTACAATCGAAAACAAAGCAGGCAAAGTGAAGCTTAACGAAGCCGTCACTCAGGATTCAATCCGTCGCATGATCGACGAAATCGGGCGCATGTTCGGAGCGAAAGCCGTCGCCGAGGGCGCGGATTTTGGCGAGATTATGAACTGCGCGGAGAATGCCGTTGACGTTCTGGATATCGAAATTAACAGCCCAGGAGGTAGCGTCTTTGACGGATACACCATCTACCAAGAAATCAAATCTCTTCGTGATCGCGGTGTGATCGTCAATGTGACAATCACCGGCATGGCTGCATCAATGGCATCGGTGATTGCAATGGCCGCTGATAAAATCTCAATCGTAAAGCATGGACGCATGATGATCCATGACGCATCCAGCGGAGCAGTCGGCAACGCGCAATCACTTCGCAAGACCGCTGACATTTTGGAAGCAATTAGTGAGGACATAGCCGCAATTTACAGTGATCGCACCGGAATAAATAAAACTAAAATCAGAAAAATGATGATGCGCGAGACATGGATGAATGCGAGTGAAGCACTAGAAAACAGCTTTGTTGACGAGGTTCTAGGCGTGCAAGTTGACATTCGCCAAGCATCGGCGGAATCTTCGCATATGAGCTTTCTTAATCGCCTCACAAATCCATCTTCCGAAGAGTCAATCGAGCGCATCGCTGCACTTGAAGCAGACATCACTGCGCAAGCCGCAGAATTTCAAGCAAAACTTGAAGCTGCTGAAATGGCACTTCAAGAAGCTGCCGAAATTACCGCCCAGAACATCGAACTACGTGCCAAGGCCGAGCTAGTGCCAACCCTTGAAGCAAAGATCACGGAACTCGAAAACGCCGCAACTATCACCGCCGAAAAGATCGACATCGCCGCCGCTCAAAAGCTGGCGAGCATGGGACACGGCGAGGCACTTAACCTTGGCGAGGAAGCACCAACCGAAACCAACGCAAAGGAACTTAGCCTTGTGGCTTTCAACCAACTCACACCGTCACAACGCATGGACTTTATTAAGTCTGGCGGCAAAATCTCAAACTAACTAAACCACCATCATGCCTAACACCCTCACAAACCTAGTATCCGACGCCTACGCGGCGTTGGATGTCGTATCTCGCGAGCTCGTGGGATTCATTCCATCCGTAACTCGTGACGCTTCTGCCGATCGTGTTGCAGTTGGTCAAAACGTTCGTTCTTTCAAAACCGCTGCCAACACAGCAGGAAAAGACATCACAGCAGCAATGGCATTCCCAGCCGCAGCTGATCAGACCGTCGGCAACGATGCGATCACGATCAGCAAAGCTCGTGCATTCCCATTCAGCTGGACTGCCGAAGAGCAATACACGGTCAACGCCGGCGCCGGAACTCTTTCCGTCGCTCAAGACCAGATCGCTCAAGCCTATCGCGCAGCCGTGAATGAGATCGAAAACGACCTCGCTGACGCAGCCGCACTTGGCGCTTCCGGTGGTATCACACCGAACGCAACCACTCTTTTCAGCGCAAGCCTGAAAGATGCAGCCTTCGCGAAGAAATTCCTCGATGACCGCGGAGCTCCACTCAGTGATCGTCACATGGTCCTCAACACGACCGCCTCCGCAGCAATGCGCGGCTTGACCCAACTCACCAATGTTGGTGATTCCGGAGAAGACTCCCTGCTTCGCCAAGGCGTTCTTAACAACCTCATGGGCTTCGCTGTCCGTGAGTCTGCCCAAGTCGGACTGACTGTAACTGCAACCGGAGCTAACTACCTTGTTGATAACGTCGCAGGTTATGCTGTCGGAGCGACCACGATTCACGTTGACACCGGAACCGGATCAATCCCTGCAGGCTCGCTTGTAACCATCGGCGGGAATAGCTACATGGTTACAACCGGAACCGCTGGCGACGGAGATCAGGACATCGTTATCGCCGCACCAGGACTCATCAAGGCCATCGCCAACAACGATCCTGTGACTGTCCTTTCCGCACAAGACGCGAACGCAGCTTTCAGCCGCAACTCAATCGTTCTTGCAACTCGCCTCCCAGCTGTTCCACTCAGCGGCAATGACCTCGCTCTTATGCGCGAAGTCATCACCGACCCACGCAGCGGCCTGAGCTTCGAGCTTGCTGTCTATCCCGGGTATCGCATGGTCCACTACGAGATCGGCGTTCTCTGGGGTGCGAAGGTAATCAAGCCGGAGCATATCTGCCTTCTTACTGACTAATCTTTCATCGGTGTTGTTCATTACCTACCCGCCGCATCCGTCAAAAGGTGCGGCGGGTTTGTTTTGTGCTTTTGACATTCGCCGGGATTCGCGCAAGCCTAGTGCATGTCCATCCTAAGCGATTTTATATCTGCCGTTGCGCCGATTGCCCGAACTGTAATCGGCAGTGAGACGCTATCCATCGCAGGCGGAACAGCCATAGCCGGAACATTCAACGAGGCTCGCCACTCCCGTGAATACGAAGAGGGAGGATTTGAACGCGACGCGATGATGGACTTCGTAGTTGAAACCGCGACCTTTGAGGCGGCTTACACAAGCACCGCCAGCGCATACCTCGGCAAATCCGCAACGGCTCGCGGTGACTACTGGCGCGTTTCATCCATTAGCAAGGGCTCGTTTTTCGTGACAGTGGGATTAGTGGCAACGAATAAATCGGCGTGATAAAAGCGGAAATAGACACGAAAGAAATTGACCGCCAGATCAAACAACTGAGCGGTGATTTTGGTGATACTAACGAAACGGCGGTTTGTCGCTGGGGGGTTGCTACGTGTCGTGCATTGATCAAAGGAACGCAGGCATGGGGCGATGACAAGGCCGCGAAAACAAAGCAGGAAGACGCGATCAAAAAGGATGCAAATCGGGCGGTTTACAGCGTATCCACGGCAGCATACGTCAATGGCGTGGCAAGGGGCAAACTGTCCGGCTTGGTAATCAACGGGCAGCTTGTGACATTCACGCCGGATCGAATCCTAAAGACCCCGGAAGAGGTCAACGCATTTATTGACCGCAAGCAGACCAGCAAGCGCAACCGGGTGCCGACCATGAAGCGAAACGAAAAAGGCATCACATCGAGCGCAGCAATGACAAAGGCGCTGCGTATCCGCTACAAAAACT